CTCAAATCTTACGTTATTAAATGATATGTCTGAGGAGACAGCTGATGATGTTGTGTCATTCCAATAAAGCCCATGCTCACCACCAATCCACGCTTGATAGCCAGTGAATGACAATGACGTTAGCAACAATCCATCAGCTACCTCTATAACACTATATCCAGATGCCGCACCGCTGCCAAGATACATATTATGAAAGTTATGATGATCGCATCCGATATTTACCGCTGGATGAGGCGCGGGGATTTTATCTAATAATATAACTCGATCAGCGAAAGCGTACCAATCACTACAAGCACAAAGCTCACGACCTTTAAAATGAGCGAATGTTGACCCAGCACCATAAACGTGAGGATAAACTGTTCCCAGATTCTCAAATATATAACCCGAACAATCAATGACCTCTATTATTTTCTTTAAGTAAGTCGTATCCACTGATGAAAAAGACATATGCTTTAATGAGCCTTGATATAAGACTCCATCATTATCATTTTCAAATAAGAAGCATGTATCATTCGCTGTTGGCTCAAAAGTTATGTGGGTAGAGCCGACACCTGTGCCATATATATGTGTTCTATCTTTATCTATTAATATAGTGCTTGTTACTAGGTAGGTTCCAGCAGGTATAAATACTTGGCCCGCACCACTGGATAAAACTGCGATAGTTGCTTGAATAGCTGCGGTGTCGTCAGCAACGCCATCTCCTTTTGCGCCAAACCATGATGTATTTAAGTCACCATCATATATTCTCATCCATCTACCTGTCGTTACGCCAGTCGCTTGAATAATTGTCCCATCATTATTAGTTGCCGTAGATGCTGAATCCCAATAAAATTCACCGCCACCGTTATCACCAGCAGCATAATAACCCTGAACAGATAAACCATCTTCAGGGCCGCTAAATGTTTTTAGGGCGGATATTGTTTCAACAGTAGCTACTCTATTAATTGAGCCTCTGCTTGTTCCAGCTCCAGACCCGCCTATATTCCTATCTATTGCCATTTTATTTTCCTAAAAGAAAACCTCCCGAAGGAGGCATCTATTTACCAAGATGGACGACCAATTAACATCTTAAAAGATGCTGCATTAAGTGCGTCTGCTGCAAATTGCGCATCATCAGCCATCCACTGTACTGTAACAGTGTTTGCCGCTGAAACATGAGCAGAAGGAAGCGCTTGATCTGTGCCATCATCAAAATCAGCACCAAAAGCCATTCCTAAAACCATATCGCCAAGAGCTACGCCCGCAACAGTGATGTCGAACTCGCCAATAGCAGTCGCTGCTACTGCGTCACTATCTGTGACACTACCAGTAACTTTCCACATTTCTTTAAATGCGCCTTGAAACTGACTCTTGCCTTGGTCTACATTACTAATCGTAATCGTATTAGCCATTTTATTCTCCAGTTAAGAAAGAGGGGCTTTCACCCCTCAATCAATTCTAATTTGCCACGATTATGCCAACTCCAGCATAATCACGACATTCCTGAATACCGTATAAACGGTCAGCAACATGCAAATCACCTAAGTACTCAAGCTTATATTGAGACTGTAGACGAAGATCAGTTTGTTCAGCTAATGCCATAGCATCTTTCTGGAACATAAGGGCTACACGACCAACAACACCACCATCAGTACCAACTGTTACCGCTGTACCTGCTTTAGTAGCAGGGTTTGCTACCGAGCCTGTACCAATAGCAGCAGAACTGAAGTTATAGACCTTGTTAGCATCAGCAGTATCGTCATGAACGTGAGGGCAGTTTGTAGAAATCGCCACATCAACACCATAAAGATTACCAATAATACCGTTACGGATAGTATTGCCGTTGCCAATGAACGCTTGCTCAGTGAAACGCGCTAGACCCATTAAGTTGTTACGCTCAACAGGTGGAACAACTAAAGAACGATTCAACATTGGATTATCAGAATCATCAAGAGTCTGAATCAAGTTACGAATACCAGCATCAGTTAATGCAGAAGCATTACCTACGTTAGCATTTGCAGTTGGGTCCCATGTAGTTGTGCCATCGCCAATTACTGCTGCATCCCAACCGGTGCTACCACCAATGTCAGAGAAGTTAGCAAATAGATCTTGGTCAACTTGTTTAGCAAGGCCGTAACCCGCGTCTTCCATATATTCACGAAGAATTGAATCAAGCGCTTGAGTTGAAACACGATCTTCAATTAAGAATGAATACTCATAGTGCTTATCTAGCGCAATAGTAATATCTGTATCAGTACGAGTGATAAGACTAACTACTGTGTTCTCAGCCTTTGCAGAAGGAGTGCCGCGAGAACTTAAAGAAGGCAGGATAATTGCATCACCCTTGTTGCCTGAGAAATCAATACGCTTAACCTTATTTGCAAGGACAAGATTTTGATTATAAGTGACGATAACATCGTCGATCCACTTAGTTGGAACGAACCCGCCTGGGTCACTACCTGTGGCATGTGTTATGCCTAAATGATTAGTACCTAAAGCCATTTTGAATTACCTCATAATAAACGGCCTACTTGGTCACTCGACCTTCATCGTAGGCTCGCATAATTTCATCTTTTTTAGCGAGGTACATTTCTTCATTGTTTAATCGTAGATCACGAATGTAGGCTCTCGACCACATCTTCTTACGACTACCACCAGAAGCTGTACTTCGCTCCATAGAGGCTGCTTTCAAATCTCTTTCACGCTTACCATCATCCGGCACTTCAACGATCTTCTGGTCTTCCCATCCGTTCATCAACTCACCTGCTGCTGATAGATCCAATCCATTCGTATTCTTATTATAAAGATTACGCCTGTATTCAGATCCTTGTACCCAGCCCATGAACTCAGGACTCACAGAGTCTTTGTCAAAGTCTGGATAACGTGACTTAAACTTACCTAAAGCAGTCTCACTTTTCATATTCTGAAGTTCTGTCTTCAGTCCACCAACTTCTTTGTCAACAAGATTCCTTGCAGCTTTCTCGGGCTCATAATCCCAGTCAGGTGCTTCGGTCGTGTCTTCAATCGGTTGGTTCTCGGATTGTAGAAGTTTATCTACCAGTTTACGATTCTCTCCAAGCTCATTCCCTATTCTGGAATGGTCTTTTTCTAGATTACCGTACATACCAATAATGTCATCCATTGATTTCCCCTGAAATTTATCAGGAATCGCGGATTCGTTAACTTCTGTTCCTTCTGATTCTGCGTTACCCTCATCGGACATAGAATCATCATTTATGATGTAATTAGCATCGCTCATTTTGCTGCCTCTCGGTTATAGCATTAAAGATAGTTACCCAACGGGCTATCTAGTTATACTCACTACTTATAAGAACCATGTTCCTTTAAGTTATGAGCTTCTTTCTTCATTTGCCGCTCTCGTCCTTTTGCCCATCTGTCGGTTGCACCAATATGGTCTCCGCAAATAGGATCTAGGCTCACTGTTGGAGCTGACAAAATAATTCTTTCACCATCGCCACCACACTCACAAGTGAATGGATCGCTATATTCTGATAATCTTCTAGTTACTTCTGTAACTTTTGAGCAGTCCTTACAAATAAAGCTATACTTCATCGTCTAAGTCCTGATACTCACCTGATTGATAATATTCTAAAACACCAATCAACCAGTTTAACGCCGATACATAGCCCATTCTCTTAAATAACTCATCTTGAGTAGGGCTTATAATCATATTAGACCTTTCATCAATAATAGGCATTACAAATATCGTATCAGAAGAATCTTTATTCGCTTTAATGTCTTCAATTAAGATCTTTCCACCATCAGAAAGAGCCATATCCTTCAAGACTTCAAATTTTCTCTTCTCATCCATAAATTATTCATTCTCTCTATCGTTTCGTAATAAAAGTCGATCTGATATTGAGGTGCTTCAGGACAATCATCCAAATCAATATCGTGGTTGCCTAAACCTTCGCCTGAGCGACTACAGACAGTCCAATCTGATACCAAATCCTTTTCTACAGCATCAGAGATCAACTCAATCTCTTTATTCTTTATCTCATCATCAACATGTAAATACAATGGATTGAATTTATCTATCAATACCATCAGCTTCCATTGATTATCTAAATGAATCTTAGCATAAGGCCATTTAGTATTCTTTCTTTCTCTATCCTTGAAAGATTTAGCTATTCTTCTAGGATGCCTTAATGGAGAAATTATTAATCCTTCATTAAGCTCTTTTCTATACTTATCCATTTCGTAAGTATGGAAGCCTGTAAAATCTTGACCTTCTAAAATAACATTCCTAAGCAATCGCGTGCCGGAGTGCATTATTGAAGGAACAACTATCAATTCTTGCCGAACTCTTGGCGGTCTAATTCGCCTTCTTCAACTGCTGAGATGGCATTAAACTGATTAATCTCTGTTTGTTTCTGTTTAACATCAGCCTGAGCGTAGTTTTCTATAGTTTCAGAGCCTAATTTCTCTATTTCAGCCTTTAATTTAGCATTTTCAAGCATCGCATTTTCCATCTGCATCTGCTGTAATTGTTGCTGCATAGGGTCAGGTGGTGCGTTAAATGTCGCATCAATAGCGTCTTGAAGACCTTGTTTTGCAGGAATAGACGAATTATCAATAAATGCTTGTAATAAAACGCCTTTAGCAGGGCCATCAGGCACAACATTCATGATATTAGCTATCTGCTGTTGCTCCATCTCTCTCGCCATTATCCCCATAGTTGAATAAGGGAGTAATTTGTAATCACCAAACGGGTATCTTTCAGGGTCAAACTGCTGATAACGCCAAACAGTCTTATTTATTAACGGCTTTAAGAAATCTATTTCAATATTGCGCATGGTTCGTTTATTTCGCTTAACTGACCCGCTTTGAATCATCGACATACCACTTGCCGTTTGATTTCGTGGCGATTGACCAATTGGTGTAGCAGAATCCATCTGACCGGTAGCCATTGTCAACATGCGCTCTAAACTCGCCGCCTCACTATAAGTATGTGAAGACATTTCCCCAAAGTGCATAGGATTATAGGTTTGACGCGGATCACCATTACTTAATAGAGTTTTACCAGGTGCTACTTTAGGCTTAAAGCCTCTTGGTAGTCGGGTAGCGTCAATTGCCATCATAGGATGGATTGTTAGAGCTAATCCGTCTTGTCTTGCGCGTAATTCAGCATTTAATGCACGTTGAGAGTGGATTCCTTTCTCACCAATGCCTCGACCACAAAACCTATTTGGTACTGTGTCGTGTTGGTAGGCTATAAATGAGCGATCTTTATAAATAAAGGGATTTGGAACAGCTTTTAGTAGAGATTCACGATTACCAATGGTAACAATAGCCTCAACCATGTCGGTTTCATCAATATCATAGATATCTTGAGCTAATTCTTGTGATAATTCATCATCATCTAATTTCATTAGCAGAACAGCAGGGACTAATCCGTGATATTCAATGATCTCAACCCTGTCTCCAGTGATTGATGATCTACTTTCGCCAAATGTACTTAAATCTTCATCATCTACAAATGATCCCAAAACAACATCTTTGTAAATGCCGTCTTCTATCTTCTTAAGAACGTCTATTTTTGGCTTAATTGGTGTATGTGCGCAACCAAGACCTTCGTTCACATTCCTTGCAGATGGATCTATTGCAAATTCAAATGGTGATACGGGTTCAGTTAGGACTTCAATTCGTGTTTTTTCTACAGGCTGACCGTTTTCAGATATGAATTCGGTCTTTTCAGATACGATTATCTTGGCTATTCCCGTTCCGTAGATAGCGCCATTTAGATAAGATTCTGAGATAGCAGAAGGAACTTTAGCCAGCTCCATGTCTTCAATTAATTGATCTCTTAAAGGCTCTACATCTTTTTTAAACTGATCGCTAAGATCGTCATCAATGTCTAGCCAGTATCTTTTATTAAAAGTAGCCTCTTCCATATCGGAAACAGCCATTTCAATTGCTTGAGGAAGTGCAGGGGAGATAAATCTTGATCGTTCAGAGTCACGTGTTTTAGAGTCAGAAGTCCAAATAGCCTTCCACTCTTTATATAGCTCTTTCCATAATGGCTCGTAATTATCTTTTCTGTGCTGTTCCCACGGCTCTACCGTACCGACAACCCAGCTTACAAGCTCATCATCAATCATTGATTGCGTTATTTCTGGTTTTTCCACTAAATTCCCGTCCACGAGTCTAAAGGCTCATATTCTTCAACATCAACGAATTGTGAGTAGTTTGTCGTAGCGATTTGATCTATATACGCTAACGAATCTAACAAGTCGTCATGTGCCATAGGGTTAGGAAAATCCAATAATTGATCTATGAACGCACGATTCCAATGATCTTTCTTCAAGGTGATCCTACCATGCTCAAATCTTCCTTGTAAAGCCCACAGTATCCGCTCAGTCTTCTTTTTACCACCATGACTTAACGGCTCGATGCGTGGATAGATGTTCATTCTACGCATTTGATCGTCTAAATAAGGCATAACAGCGTTCTTCAAAGAGCCTGACTCAATCCCTAAAGCGACAGGATGATAGTCTTTTGCTGCTTTTATAATTCTCATCGATGTCTCTCGAACATCCCATCTTCCATGAATAATGTCTACAACAAACCATCCTTTACTAGAGACCTCTACTACAGATATAGCAGTTTCATCGAGTTTTGCAATAGCTGACTTAACCATTCCAGCACCATCACCAAAGCCCGCTAAATCCACAGCAATGTAGACAGCGCCCACTTCATCGGCTTTTTCTTCTATTTTTAGATGTTCTTCTTTGAATGATCCACCACCGCCAGCAGCAAATGATGCTTCGTACTCTTGCCTAAAAGCTGACGCACTCATACTTAGTCGAGCAGCTTCTATCTCTTTATTCTTTATATGGGGGTTATCCATCGAGTTGAAGTGAAATGCAGCCCATTCATCCGTTTCTTCTGACATCTTCCCTGCAAAACACCATAAATCATAAAAATGATTCTTACCATCAGGTGTTCCTATAAACATAGCCCCACCTTCAACATCACTCAAAGCAGGTCTTATAATTAAATCCCATACTTCAGGCTTCATATCGGCGTATTCATCCATTACGACAAACGATAAACCAACACCACGTAATGTATCAGGTCGATCTGACCCACAAATCGTAATCGTTCTTCCATTAACTAACTTCAAGACTCCGGTATTCTCTACAACACCTTCTATAACTCCTTCTCCCAACTCCTTAAGCATCTTCCACATGATCTTCTTGCCCTGCTGAAAGGTAGGTGCAACGTAAAATACTTCCTTAGACTTTAGATTATATCCATGCTCATTAGTCTCTTTAAGACCTTCTATAATAAGGGCTACAGCAGATAAATAGCTCTTACCGCCACGGCGTCCAGCAGCAGCTACCTTAAACCTTGCAGGGGAGTTAAATATCTCTAACTGCTTATCATGTAAGACGAAATTTAACTCAGGCATTAACCATCAAGCTCTTTTCTTAATGTCTCAATATTCTTCTTCCAATGAGCCTTCTTACCCTTTTGAGCAAAGTATCTTTCTCTCAACTCAGTTAGCTCAGGATTAATATCCTCCTTACTCTTACTAGATGCATCAGCGCCATACTTCATATAAGTAGCAGCCTTCTCATTAACTACAGGCTTATTAGCTAACTCCCATACATCCTTGCCATTGTTAATTATCCTCTCTGCACATGCTTCACTAGGACATTGCCTAACAGTACCAAATAACTTATGCCTGATCTTTATCATTCTTCTTCCTTAATTATCTCACCATCTATAATATCAACACTAGGCTCAACACCCTGTACATTAATACTAATCTGAAACTTACCAGCATCTACCTTCTCAGTATCCACAACAGGGACAATACGATCCATTATCATCTTAGCAGCAACCATATCGCCATCTAATGCCGCAGTAACCACCGCATTAAACACCTTTTCACCATCTACAATTAACCTATCCTCAAATCCTTCACGCATTGCCTCCTTAAATAAAGTCGTCTTATTCTTAGCACCTTTAGGCCGACCCATCTTGTTTTGATTATTCTTGCGAGTTTGGATTTGTAGCTCAGACATGTAACTAGTTGATTTCCTTAGAGTTTGTAGATAAATCCTAAATTTACCTTTCTCTTGTAATTTAATATTCCACTTAAGCTTAGTTATATCTAATCACTTAGTCAAACTTAATGTTGATTCTAGGTGTTGTTTTTTATCCTGTAATCAGATTTTGTGTTATATCCAACTACTCACACTACTCATATGCCCCTACCCCCTTACTTGCCCAAACGTTGCAATTTGCTATGCAATGTATAACTAATAGTTATGATTAAGCTGGTATGTATAAGTATTAGTAATGATTATTAAGATAAGAGACTACATATAACCATTAAGAGCTTTATCTCATTGTAACTATTAGAAGGTTATACGCTTATGATTCATTCTAAGGGGCTGTATGTATTAAGTGGTACTAACATGTAGGTATAAGATCAAAACCTAGTAGTGTGTTGTACTGTTCAGTCTGCCTTGTTGTTCAGGCTATCATATATTGGGCCATAGTTGTATCCACCTATTATCGTGCCAAGTATTACCGTTTGTCGGTTAGTGTTATTAAATAGCATATGTTACTTGTGTTATTATTTAGTAGTGCTACTATTTAATCATACATTAAGTAAACAACCTTTAAGAGGGTACAACATGAAATACACACACATAGACACAAAACTAACAGAGCTACCAGTTATTCAGGTAGAGATTATTGAACCAGAACTAATTATTATCGACCGACCCGAATGGCTGGACTGTGATCCTGAGACTGTAGCGGCTTTAGAGCTTGCTGACACTATTCATTACTTTCAACATCAAGCTATATAAGGGGAGTTATTATGCAAAACTGGTTCAATACATTAAATGAGGCGCTAGCAAGTGAAGGCTTACTTCATACATGGACTATTAATATGAGCCCTATTAGTTATGGGGAAAACAGGCGCTACACTTATCTAGACAATTCTAAATATGGTCATTTAATAACTGTATTTAGAGAAACAGACGGCCGTTATGAGCGTCCAGTACATTACGCAAGGGGATAAGCATGAAAATATTCGACACAATTTATAACAGCTATGAAACAGAAGGCGGTCATAAAGGCGCTATTGATTATCTACGCGGCATGGCTTGGTGTGAAGTTGAAACAACTGAGCAACCAAAGCCATTACATAGCGACTATGTAGAGTCATATCAAGGTGTGGATTTGTACTACGACTATGCCGCAGATTATTATTTTTTTACTGATGAAGCATAAGGGAATTATTATGAACACATACACAACAAACAGAGTGGCTAAGGGTATGTACGATGCACTATATCAGTCTAATGGTTATGCAAGGCGAATAGGCTTTATAGTTGGCGGCAATGGCAAGTATTTATCTGAAAGAGCTAATAAATCACTAGGTTATTTTAGAAGTATTAAACAGGCGCTAAAAGCTATTGAATTAAATTTTGAATCAACTAATAAGACTATAGATTAAGGGGATAATCATGACACAAGCAGACAACTATATAAAACAATATCCTGATGCTAATGATTTAATGAACGCTATTAATTCGGAAATTGAGTGTATCCAGGATTATGAAAACGAAACCACATTCTATATATTTGATGATAATTCTAAAATCATTATATGTAATGAAGATATAACAGTAGTCAATTATTAAGAAGTGACAAAGGGGAAACAATGAATATTAAACCAATAGAAACAAATCAAGATACAAAATGGTTTTATGTGGATGATGTTGTTTATGGCCTATCCGATGATAACAAACTGATTGACTGCGATGGGTTAAAAGTAGCTGAATCTTATAATCATCCATACCTAGATATATTAGACGCACTGATAAAGTTTAAGGGGGATTTATGAATACAATATTTTACATGGTTTCAAGTGGATGCAATTCAAGGCATTTATTCGATGCAAAACCTTTTGATTTAAAAAGAGACGCTATTGATTATGCAAACAATCTTGTTAACTCAATAGCTTACAAGTTAACGCGGCATGAAGAGTCTAATGGCTTTACAGTTGAGATCACAACTATAAAAGAGCGGATATTATGATACTTAAAAAATTGGATTCAAATAAATACCCGTGTTTATTTTGCTTTTCAACAGAAAGGATTATTGAAATAAAAACGCATAACAACTGTGTTATTCATAT